TCACCTGTAAGTAGAGCTTCAGGACCTATAGTAACAAATGAAGCCCCTAAAAGAGTATTAGATACTCCTACATCTACAGTGGAGTTAGCTCCATTATCTGTAATAGTAATAGCATTACCGGCAGTAAGTACTCTTTCATTACTTAGGGCACTTTCCGCACTTATCGTAACATAAGATGAAGTGGTTGGGGCTCCACTACCACCAGTAGCCTGGGCATTTAAAATTACTTGTCCGGCTACAGAAGTATCTATAGTAACATTATTACCAGCAGTTAATACTCTTTCTGCACTTAAATCTGCACTTGTATCATAGGTAACATAGGGAGCATTACTAGCTGCTCCACTGCCACTACCGGCAGGGTCAGTAAAACTGTTCTCAGGGTATCCCCAATATGGGCTCATTACTTGATCTCCAGATTTTACAGGTCTGCGTATAGCTTTATCGTAGCGGTTTTAGAGGCATCCACATTTGTAAATACCATTCTAATCCATCTAGGCCACTTAGTTCCTATATCACTTAAATAAAATGCAGTTCTTTTTGTAACTGGAGTTGCAGAGCTAGGGGTAATTGTTTGCATTACTACAGTTTCACTTGAATCTGAGAATACAGGTACAGAACTTCCTCCCAGTACTTTAGGAAGTCCACAAGATTCATCAGCTAGGGGGTCTTTTGTTCCAAATCCCATGTACAGACTAAGAGACACCCCAGTAGTTGAGGAAGTAGATGGGTAGGTAACTTCTACTAGCATTTGAGCGTCAGCAACATGCTCTAAATCAAAATCTACGATTGCTGAGGAAGACGGAAGCAAGGTAATGGCGGGAGATGGAGTAGAACCCAATAAGGTTACATTAATATGATTAGACATTACTTATTAACCTTCTCCTTGGAAGTAGGGTCTTGCTTAGTAACTATGATTGTCTTTTTAGACAGCTTTTTAAGTTTCTCATCAGAAACTTTTTTGATTTTTCTGGTAAAATCTTTCATCTTCACACCTCTGGGTTAATTCTATCTAAGAAAGTCATATGCTTAGTAGTACTTAATTTCTCTAGGAAAGTGCTTGATTATCTTAGTTCCATTTGGTAAAATTTCTATTTTTCTTTTAGATGCTGGAGAGGCAGGTTTACTACTCTTCTTTTCTTCTATCTCTCTATCCACTTGCCCTAGATACTGCTCTCCGTTAGACTCTGAAGACTCTTCAAAGTGTAGAACCTTTCGTCTAAACTCGTTAACTGTCATAATATCGGCCCCGCACTCACTAATTAGCTTTCCGAACTCAGCCGCAGATTTAGATATTGATCCATACTCTCCCGCCATTTTAAGAGTTACCTGATCTTCTTTTAATATACCTTTTATAATCTTTTCATTGATGTACTTATCTACAATTCCAACTATGAAATAATTATTATTATCGAAAGATAGAGAAACTGAATCATCTATAAGATTATTATTTTGATATTGAGAACTCCTGGAAAGACCTAATCTCTCCGGGGGGACTCCTAATAGTTCACAAACTCTTACAGCAGTTCTATCTGTAGTGTTAGCATGAGCACCTTCTAGATCTTTAGGATTAACTAAGTTATGGACTCCCTTAACATTAGGAGTAAATACTACTTGTCCAGATCCTCTGACTCCCCCGAACTGTTTTTCAAACCACTTCTGAAGTTCAGCAATAAGGGCTAAATATGACCCGTCATTAATTCCTTCAGAAGAATTCATGTTATCCATAGAGACAATAGCTTTAACTAATCCACCCTTTCTAAATACTGTGGAATTATAAATAGATGCAAACATATCTGCTTCTACATCTACGATAATAGGCCCAAGGGCGGGGGTGCCAAGATCCCTAGTTCTAAGTGAAGTAGTTTTAAGATGGTCTACATCCTTAAGAGATAGCCTAAGGGGTCTATTTCCGTATATGTAATCCCACCCTACAATCCTTTCATGATCATCATCTAAAACAGGAACAATCTTTTCTGGGAGTAGAAGAGATAATTCTTTTAATGCTCCAAATTTATTAAGCTTTGGATCTATCCAACAATTTCCGAAAACATTTAGATGATCAGCAGCATCTGCTCTAAACTGGGCTATATTTAAAGATTCTAAGAAATCATTAATCTCTTTAATCTTTTTTTGTGGAAATCTTTCTGGAGCAGTTAATACGTACCCATCTCTAAGAATTTCTATTCTTGCTTCTCTTCTAGCCTTAAAAGCGGCCCAGTAATTGTCTCCTATAAATGCATAGGGGGCAAATGGATTAGGATAAAGTTTCTTTAATGCAGATCCGGCAGACTCATATCCACTTATAATTCCTGTGGATGCTAGAGTACTGTACTTCATAGAAATATTATTAAGTTCTTTTTCTATAATATTTTTATGCTTTACCGCAGATTCTATATCACTATATACAGATAGGTCCTGACACTTTAATAAAGAATCTTTAATAATATTTCTGGATTCTTCCGGGAGAGATCTTAAATGATACTCCTCTGGGGAGATTAACCTACTCTTATAAAGAAAGTCATCAAAAAATTTAGACATTTACTCACCTGCTAGCTCAAGATAAATTATATATGAACCAAAAAAGCCTCCTGGGAGGGAGAGGCTTTTAAGGTTTTTATGTGGTCGCAGGGAAAACTAGTCTGTGTATGTAAAGGTAAAAGCACCGCTACCATCGCCAACAGTAGTATTGGCTACAGCCATTACACCGTCACGAATATTATACCACTCTTCTCCAGCACTTAGTTTAGCAAGAGGAAGAACTAGTAATTTGGCAATTCTGGCACCTGAAGATCCAGTTACTAATCTTACATTGACGTAAGGGTTAGCAGCAGAAGTATCTACAGTCTGTCCGAAAATATAACCAGTAGCAGTTACGTTACCGCTAGAAGCATCAGCAGAAGCAAAAGTTCCAGTGGCGTTTACATCAACTTGTACATCAACTTGGCCGGAAGCAATTTGTACAAGAACGAGAACAGTTTCAGGAACAGCAGTCTTATATGCAGTTAGATCCACGTTTAGGGAATTACCCAGATCGCGGTTTGTTAAACCTAATTCAGCAAATCTAAGAGTGTGTCCAACTACGTCGGCACCTTGCAGGGGATTGGGCATTTTTCTATTACAACTCCTAAGTTGACCTACACTATCATTAATAATTCTATCTACTTAAAAATTTATCCAAAAAATCTTCCTATATCTCCAAAATCTTCTGTATCGTATTCTTGATTTAATTTTCTTATAAAATCTAAAAAGCTTTCAGAAGCTGGGACTTTTTTAATTTGGGGTTTCTCCGGTGGTTCTACATAAGGAGTATATTCCTTAACTCCATCTAAAGAAATCTGTACTGTTTTATCTCCCGGAATTTGAAAGAATAAGTTTTCTTTATTAGTTTTAATAACCGGGTGTCGTTTATAGATTAAATATCCTAAAGCATCTGTTATGTGAGTGAGAACATGGATAGCCCGTTTATTAGGGGACCTAGCAGCATTTTTATCACAATTAATATCCATTCTAGTAGGACCAGCAGTATCGATCCATCTCACTCCCTCTAAAGAGGCAAAAAGATATTTACAGTGAGGATTAATAAAACACTTATGGGCTCCATCTACATCTGTCAACATTAAATTAGTGGCGTCTACTCTTTCAATTACTGGAATCTTTTTATTTGCCTTTACTGTGATCTCTACCTTCATAGGTTCGTAGGTTAAGTTTGCAAGCTTAGGATTTGTTAATATGTTATATATGATCTGATACTGGGAGGAATCGTTAGGACCCATTTTTCTATTAAGGGCCGCAGGGTCTCCATAAATATAAACCGTACCTTTATATGTATGGTATCTATTAAGAAATTCTACTGCTATATGTTCAGGGCCTGCTTCAGGTAATACTATTTCATCTAGTACATTAAGAATAGTTCCCCCGGGGGATTCAGTTTCTTGACATACTACAGAACACTGGTAAGAGATATTAAAATCAAATGACCAGTATAAGGGTTTATCTGGGTCAAGCTGGACAGGAACACTTAATTTATTATTTTTAGTGAATCCTTTATATATTTTTCCTTGACGTAGCTCTGAAAGAATACCTTCTCCATATAGCTTAAAGTACTCCTCTGACATACTACCGGCCATATTTTGCACGTAAGAAGAATCTAAGTTTTTATTTTGTTTAGAGGAGCTTACTACTACTCTAAAGAACTCTTGATCTCCTGGACAATCTGTATCTCTTTCATGTCCACATATTTCACAAGTCTGATCCAATAATACTTCTACCTTATCAAAGTTTAAGCAATTTGGGCAGAAGTGACATTTACATTTAGATCCCCGGGGGAGAGGTTCTCCATCATAATCTGGAGTATCCTGTTCTAATGAGAACTTTTCATGAAGCCAACTATGGGCTTCCTCAGGGTTAGTAGTTAGAAATAGTTGCTTTACTGGTCCTTTTCTTCCTGAAAGTCGTCTAATCAATTCATTCATAGAATCTTCCGAAGGAAGCAGGGAGGCCTCTTCAATATGGATAATATCTGCTTCTATTCCTCTAAGAATTTTGAAGTCAGAAAAGTGGAGAAACCATACAGTAGATCCATTAGTAAGCTGTAATTGTTTTCTTTGTTGAGTTGGTTTCTTTTCTACTAGTGGATGATCCCAATCCGATCTAATACTAAATCTCTTTCTCCATTCATCATAGGCAGTTCTTTGTAACAATGGCCAGTTTTGAGCGCCTACTACAGCTTGTGCTCCTGGGTTCTCAAGTAAGTACTGAATTACTCGTGCAACGGCGGTAATAGTATTATGGGATACTGTAAAGTCCCCTAGAAGGAATAGATGGTCTCCATCTAAGGTAAATCCATAATAATTGTCTTCTTCTAAAGATTCTATAATAAATTCTGAGGAGGTTACTGGATGTACTTCAGACCCATTTGGGAAGGTTACTTTTTCCGGTCTCCAAAGTTTAAAATCCTTTTTATTCTTAAGTTCTAAATACTTTAAAACCGAAATATTAATTATTTCCTCTCTCTCATTTTTAAGGCTTAAAATATGAGAGGAGTTACATTCAAAATTAGATCCGTTTTCAGGAATAATTCTGTACATCTTCTCCCTGCCCCTACCTAAAGATAGAACAGTTCTTGGATTAGAGTCAGGCCCCATCACTAAATCGCCTATTTCAACATCCTGAACTTTTTTAACCGTTCCGTCATACATAATTATGGGAGTGTCGATTCCAAGGCACTTACCAGACCTTGCAGCGCCCACAAATAAGAGTACGTCTAGGTTATGGCTATGTGGTCTTGGGTCTAATTTTTCTATGAATGCGAGTTTTTGGAATTCACTTGGCCCATACTTTACTCCCCTCTTGGGTTCTGGCCATACTCTAAATTTTTTACGCCTTTCTACAACAGGTTCTATCATTAAAACCCATCCTCAATTTCTACTACTTCGTACTTAGAAGTTTTTTCTTTTGCTTCTGCATCTAGGCCAGACTTAATAACTTCTAACATTAGTTTTTTAGCAAAGAACTCTTCATCTTGAGCAAGTTTTAAGTACTTAGCTACTGAAGCATGATCTGGTTCATTGATAACTTCATACTCATTTTCCCCAGTTCTTACTGAGCGAACAGGCCGGGGAGTAGAGGCTATCTCCAGTCCTTGACTTATAATATCTAGCCTAATAGCAGAATGTGCTAATCTACGCTTAGTAAAATTTCTTAACTCTTTCTTAGAGATATCAGAAATTAATTCCTTATAAGTAGATTCTATTTCTACTAGTCTTTCTCCCGTGATCGGTTCTCCAAATAAAACAAGGTATTCTGTTTTTATTTTAGTCATGGGGGTGTAAATAGCCATTTGCTTCAAAACCCAGGCCAGCTTAGGTTCTGAGACTATTGAGGGAAGATTATCGCTACTATCCATTATAACTCCTTAATCTTTAAATAATTTTATCATACCTTAAATTAAAATAAGTATGATATTATATTAAAGAGGATAAATTATGAAGAAAAAACCTACTAAAGCAATGCAAGAATATTCTGAAATAGATCTAACATTAAAGAATCTTACTAAACGTAAACAAGAGTTAAGATCTGAAATTATAGATGATTTACTTAAGGACCCTGACGGGTTTGAGGGATTAAACATTTCTAAAAAACAAGTAATTACTTGGATAGATGATGAGTTTTATAATTGGGTAGCTACTGAATTTCCAGAGGTTGTGGACTTAGCCACAAAGAAAACAATAGATTATGAAAAGTTTGAGGAACTTGTAAAAACAGGGAAAATCTCTTATACTGATATTCCAGAAAATGTATACAAGTCAAGAACTGATTATATGATCAGTATTCTTAAAAATAAGAAGCGGTAGAATGACTAAACCTAAATCTCCATCGGCAGAGTACTACTTACTTCTGCCTACTTTTATTAAGAAATTTTTCCATAGTACCCCTAATCTATCTATTCAAAAGTATTGGAAAACACCTAGGCCGAATCGTAAGCCCTTTATGTACTCTCCAATTAGTGATAAGTTAGATCAAACCCTACTTACAAATCACTTCTATTTGAGTCCTATTGACCGTGGAGGGTACTTAGAAGGATCTCTTGCAGTAGTTCCCTTATATCCTGGAAATGTTCTGAAGTTTGTATGTATAGATATAGATAAACCAGATCTAAAAGAAAAAGCCCTTACTAAGTTAGTACCAGTTATAAATTCATATGGTTTTAAAACTATAGTTGAGCATGGGGGAGAATTAGATGAATATGGAAATTACACCCGGGCACATATTTGGATACCGTTAGAAGCCTCTCCACAAGTCTGTAAGAAGATATTTACACAAATCTTTTCTCAGGCCGGGTGTAATTTAGTAGATGAATTTGATGAAGTTAACGGAGTAAATAAAGTAAATAATCTTATTCGTCTACCTCTAGGCCCTCATATGTCAAGAGGGGGCACTGTATTTCCTATAGAGGTTAATGGAAATATATCTTTTGATCCTGTAGATTTTATTAAAGAGTTTATAAATGCCGACCAGATAACTGAAGACAGAATTATTACAATGATTCTTCCAGAATTTGACATGGAAGAGAAAAAATCAGATAAACCTACATTTAAAGTAGGAGATACTTTTAGATACAAGAAGAGAAATTTGCCTGACCCTATTGAAAATATTCCTCCACTTCTTCAGCCTGTAGTTTCAAACTGTCAGGCCGTGAATGAAATTTTAAAAGAAGTTAAACATAATCAACTAATTAAAAAGAAGGGGGAAATTCACCATACAGCAGGGCTATGGGTACAAAGACTGGCTATCTTTAGCGATATTAAGCAATCTGCTAAATTAAAGAAAGAAATAACCTCCGGGGCAGATTGGTGGAACTACATACAAAAGAAATATAGATCTAGAGACTCTGACTCTCATAATTGGGATTCTAATAGATCTGAAATGGAAGCTTTTCCAGAAAAGTTTTTTCCTTCCTGTAAGGCCTGGGATGAAAAATTTGATAAATGTAAAGGATGCCCATTTAAGGGAAGTATCTCTTCTCCCCGGGTGTTCATCAATGGAGAACCTATTAGAAAGACTTTAATAGATAAAGTTAATCTACTTACTCCTACAGAAGTACAAGCAACTACATTTGTTAGATTTAAGAATAGAGTTCATTACCTTACAGACAATTCTATAAAACAAGATATCTTACTTTCTTGTTTTCAGGGAGCAGGTAAAAGTTACACTATTAGTGAGCTTACAGCAGAGCTAGCTAGAAAGGGCAAGAAGGTGCTCATAGCAGTCCCTACCTCAGAGCTAGCCATGGAACAAAAAACAAGGCTTAAAAAGCTTCACGGGGTAGAATCCTTTGTTTTAATGTCCCATAAGAATATATTCTCAGAAACAGGCCTTTCTAGTTTTGATTGTCCAAGCTATCCAGATATTCAAGAGCAGGTATCTTTAGGAGTACCCTCCGGGGACTTTAAGCAAAAGTTTTGTGCTTCTTGCCCACTTCTCAATAGGTGTGCATATCCAGATCAGTATAAGAGGGTAATGGATGTAGATAAGAATATAGTAATTATTCAACATGCTCACCTACAGTGTCAAGAAGTAGTATATGAATTACTTAAAAAGAGCTTTGATGTTTTATTTATAGATGAAAGTTTTATAAGTTCTTGCTATGCTTCTGTACCTATAGATTCTAGAATACCTGAACTATTAGATATGTTAACTCCCGGGTGGTGTTCAGCATTAGCTAAATGGTTAAGAGGAAAGTCTAGGCCAGGTGCTTGGATTACTCCTACAGATGCAGAACTATATCTAGTCAAACAAGCTTTTGAAACTGATGGATTAGCTTGGCAAATACCTGATTTTATTAGGTATCACAATCAAAAGAGAACTGTTAATACTATAAGTGGAATTGAAATAGTTTATGAACTGCCTAATATTCCAGTAAGAGTATTTACTGATGCTACTCCCCCGGAGGACTTAATTAAAGCTGTAACTGGAATAGATAACCTAGTAGTTTTTGGGGCTGGAGAAGTACAAGATATTAAGAGAATACATCCAGATAATGAAATTATTCAAATATTAGATTCCTCCTCTTCTGTTTCTTCATTAGAAGACGGTAATAAAATGGAGATGATTCTTCTTAAGATTGCTGAATTAGTAGAGTTAAAATACACTAATGAAAAAGTATTATTAACTGTATATAAAAGACACTTTGAAGTAGTTGAGAAGTTCTTTACAGATCATATATTAGACTTTCCTACAGCTAGGGATAGGATCACTATTGATTGCATGGATAAGGGAACTAATGCTTATGAGGATTATGATGTTCAGTTTCTAGTAGCTGGCTTTCACTTCACCGGGGGCCAGTATGAAACTACAGCCTATAAGTATAAAACAGTTAACAACTACTACAATTTTAAATATGGTAAAAAACAGCTTCAAAATCCTTATCCATATGACAGCAGTATGGAGACTAGTGTACCTATAGAAAAATGCAATATAAGACGAATAGAAGCAGTTTCAGGAGGTTCCGGGGGAGTATATGAATACCCAGATATTCCTATATATGAACCACTAGATACATGGCACAAGCTTATATATAATTATAATGTAGCAAATACTCAACAAGCAATTAGATTAAGATTTAAATCAAATAAGAAAAGAATAGTATATGTATTATCTAATCTGAACTTACCTTCTATGGTAATAACAGATCACATGTTATTACAAGAATTTGTTCGGCCATTAGAAAATATAGATGACCTTTATTAAGTCTTTCTAAATATGTTCTGTATAGTCCCATTTTACATAGGAGATGAAAATAATATAACTTGACTGGGTATTGAAAAAATCTTGACAATGTTATACCCTTAATTATAAGAAAGTCCGAAGGACTAAGTTACTTTAACTTACTTATTAATATTATTAATATATTACTATTACTTATCAGTATTACTATATAATAAATAATGATCTTATAGATCTAATAATAAGAAATATTATTAATAATTACTATTACTTATATAAATTTAAATAAATTACCAAGGAGAAAATATGAGTTTTTTAACACGTATTAATGAAAATAAATCAGATGCAGGATCACAAATATATAGATACATTTGGCCTAAAAATAAAGTAGTTCATGTAGTTCCTTTATTTTGTCCATTTGAACTTACAGCAGATAATCAATTAATTAAATATAGTTTTAAAAGTCACTTTTGTAAGGGCCAGCCTTCTATTTTATGTGAGAAAGCATACTCAGATAGTACCGGGTGTTCTGAATGTGAAAAAACTAATAGTTTTGGGCAACAGAATTTTCCCACTACTAACTTAACCTTTCCTGCTTATGTATTAGATTGTAAGGGCCAAACTTACACTAGTAAAAAAACTGGAAAGGAGTTTCCAGATAATCCAGAAAAGATTATAGAAATTCCATCTGGTAAGAAGCAAGTTAATTGGGACATTCTTCAAGAAGCTTTCTATGATGGTGACTTTATGGATACCATTTGGAAGATTAAAAAAATTGAAGGTGGATTTACTATTCAAAAGGCAGATATTAAAAAGTTAGGAAATCAATTAGATACTTCTGTTCCAGAAGAAGTAATTGCTAAATATGCAGATCTTACTTCAGGACAAAAGATTGGTTATAGTTTATCTATCTATCAAGGAGTAAATTGGAAACACCCGGATTTAGTAAGTGAGGGAATTGTATCTCCCTATGCTACTTCGGAGGAGTCAGAAGTAGGGGAAGATGAAGATTCTCAATTCTCAGATGATCCACTAGATTAAATATAATTGGCCTCCTCCGGGAGGCCTTTTCTTTTTAAACTTCTTGTGATATAATTCTTTCAATTTACTATAACAATTTATTAAACGAACAGGAGATATATGTATACATATATTACTACTGAGAATGAACTTATTAACTGCCGAGATACCTTACTAGATTACATAGGGAAAGTTAAAAATCCAAAACTAGCCTTAGACTTAGAAACCTTCTCAACTGTAGAGGGTGAGTTTCCTACTCCTATTTCAGATGGAAAAGGCGGACTAATAGGACAAGTATCCCTTATGCAAATAGGAGTAGATCCTACTATTTATGACCAGCAATGGCTTATAGATGTAAGAAAAGTAGGTCCTAGTCTAATTACTAAATACTTAAAAGACATTCTTACAGATACTTTATTACTTGGACATCATATTAAATATGATGTAGGATTTTTAATGGTAGTATTTGATATCTTTCCTACAAAGCTAAGAGATACTATGCTTATCTCCCAGGTATATAAGGCCGGGGATAAATTTAAACATAACTTAGCTAATCTATATAAGAAGTTTTTAGACTACGGATGGTTTAAGGCAGAGACTGGTAGAACCTTTACTGAGTATGAAAGCTTTAAAGAGGAGTTGCAAAAATCTAATTGGGAAGGCCCACTAACCTCAGATCAGTTACAGTATGCCGCAGATGATGTAAGACTTATATTTTTCTTATACAAAGCCTTGATGGATGAACTTGATAAGTTCGTAGCCATGACAGGAAGAAAAGGAATTTATAATATTATAAAACTAGAGTGTAATCTTATTTCTGAATTTACTTTAATGGAAATAAGGGGAATTGACATAGACGTAGATAGACATATGAACTATGTGGTTCCTTACCTAGAGGCTAAGAAAGAAGAGGCTTCTAAAATAGCTAGAGAGGCTTTTCCTACCATAGGTAAAAAGTACACTAGGGGCCGGGGAGTAAACAAAAGAGAAATTCAAGATCCCCTTAATACAAACTCTGCCCCTCAGATAATAGCTGCTTTAAGATCGCTTGGATTGAATCCAATTAGCTCAGAAGAGGCAGAGATTAAATCCTTAAGAGAAGATTTTGAAGTAGACTCTTCTGAGTATGCTGCCCTAACTGCAATATTAGATGCTAAAAAATCCTCCTCGCTCTCTTCTAAGTTTGGGGAAAACTTCATTAAGGAGCATGTAAAGCCAGATGGAAGAATACATCCAAGTATGCACCAGATAGGAAACATTGATAATGGAGTCAGTACTGGAAGATCTTCTAGCTCTAATCCAAATATCATGCAGATTCCGGCAAGAGAAAAATTATTTAAGGATGTAAAAGCCAAACAGTTTTTTAGAAGATCTTTTATTTGTCCCCCTGGCTTTATTTTAGGTGACGTAGACCTTTCCCAGATTGAGCCCAGAGTTACTGCACAAGTCACTAAGGACTTAGAGCTTGTTAGAGAATTTAGAAAAGAGGATGCGGACTTACACGCTTTAACTGCACAGTCTCTATTAGGTCTTTTAACTCCCCCGGAGAGAGGGTCTTATGAAAGAGATTATATTGGAAAAACTGCTAACCTAGCTATGTCTTATGGAATAGGCCCTAAAAAATTAGCTAAGTTCATGTTTGATAAAACAGTCGGGGGAGATCAACCACCCGTAAGATGGAAAGTATCTGAATGTAAAGAGTATATGGAAAGATACTATGATAAATTTGAAGGCATCCGAGAAGAAATGCAAAGATCCGAGGAAAGTATTAAAAAAGCCTTAACTAGCATACCTTCTTTAGTAGCCTTTAAAAATAGAAAACCAATACATATAGCCTTTACAATTTTAGGGAGGCCCCGGAGGTGGTGTCTATCTAGTGTTCAAGAAGAGATGGCTAGAACCTGCCCAGAGAAGCTTCACAGAGACTATGTAGAAAGAACTAAGTTTCCAGTACTAAATGAATATGGGGAACCTATTAGAGACCTTAACGGAAAGATTGTTTATGAGTATAGAGAATCTAAATGGGGTAATCAATACTGGAGAACTATCAATAGAATAGCCAGAGAAGCGTATAACCATGTAATTCAAGGAAGTTCTGCCGATCTATTGAAATTGGCTACTCTAGAATCTGGAAAAAAAATTAATCTTTTAACTGGAGATGTTCTAAATCAAGGAATTATAGCAGTGGTGCATGATGAAATTATTTTCAGAGTGCGCGAAGATCTAGGCCAGCAGTGCCTTGACATTGTTATCAATGAGATGATTGAGCAAGGGAAAAAGATAGTTAAGGTTGTTCCGATTAAGGCCGAGGGCGGACTATCTACCAATTGGGCTGACTGTAAGGACTAGAAATTTATTACAAAGTGTGGTAGTCTTGTGCATACTTTGGACCTAATTATTTACTATTGAGGAAAATATGACATCTATTTTAGTTATACCGGATGCCCATGCACACCCGGATCATGATAATGAAAGATTTACTAAGTTAGGAAATTTAATCGTATCTAAACAACCAGAGCATATTGTGTGCTTAGGGGACCTATTTGATATGCCAAGCTTATGCTCCTATGATATAGGAAAGAAATCCTTTGAGGGTAGAAGGTATGCTTTGGATATACAAGCCGGGGTGGATGCCCAAGAAAAATTATTTCAGCCTCTTAATGCCTATAATAAGGGAAAGAAAAGAAAGTATCAAACTGAATTACATTTTACTTTAGGAAATCACGAAAATCGAATTAATCGTGCTATAAATGATGATGCAAAGCTTGATGGAACTATCTCTATTGAAGACCTTCAATTAGAAGAGTTCGGGTGGACAGTGTATAAGTTTAAACAATATTGTAATATACATGGAATAAACTTCTCTCACTACTATCCAAGCGGAAACTTTGATAAAGCTATTTCAGCAGTAAATGCTGGAAAAGCTATCATAGCTAAAACTCATTCTAGCGCATTCTGTGGACACTCACACCTCTTAAATATCCATACTGAGGTAGATGCTACAGGAAAGAGATTATGGGCAGGCCCCCTCGGGTGCTATTTTGAACATATAGAAGATTATGTTTCTGAAACAGTACAAAAATCATGGTGGAGAGGAGTAACACTTCTTCATAATGTAGAAACCGGGGAGCTAGACATAGAGCACGTATCTATGAGTACTGTATTGAGGGATTATTAAAAAGAGGAAAGTATATGCTAGTAGTGGATGATAAAAATAATGTTTTCGATGTAAAAGAATTAGGAAAGGGAGTATATGTAACTAATCTTTATACTCATCAGCATACTAATCAAGTATGCTTTATAGGAAAAGAATTTGATTTATATGGAACTGAAAGAGATCTCACCATTGAAGATGTTGAGCAAGCTCAAAAAAGACTCAAACAAGTTCTTGAAGATGTAGAAAAGCAAAAACCTGTTTTAGCAGAATTACTTGATATGGTGTACTATAGTCAGGTAGTGCCTAATCCTATGGAGGAGGAGAACTAACATAGATGGGAATATTTACAATAGTGGGTTTTATAGTTCTCCTTCCTGTTACCTTACCGCTTTTTGTGGGAAAGGAGCTACTAGATCAACTACGTAAATCTGTCAGTAGATGCAGAGAGTGTGGGGGTAAGGTGTCTTATTGCGTTTGTGGAACTCTCGTATGTAATGACTATAAATGCTTTGGTTCTAGTTGCTTGCAGTGCATGTAGGTTAAAACAGATGGATATATCTAATCCTTTAAATCCTTTAAATCCTACAAGTCCAATATGGGTAGGAAGAGAACAAATGGCAGAGGACCACAATACCTGCCAACATGTGGAGGCTACTCATAGTCAAGATTGTAAAAAATTTGATTTGATTATTCCTCCAATCCTTTTAGTGTTTTTTGCATTAGCTTTTATACACTATATTATTTCTAGGAGACTTAAGAATGGATGAAACTTTAAAAAATCTTGAAAGAACTTTGTGCGAGAGATTGATAGAACTTGAAAATAAAAATACTCTTTTGGAAAAGACTGTAAAAAGGTTATCAATCAACAATATGAATTGTAAGGAATCTTTAGCAGCTTGTTATAGTCATCTTACAGGAGAGAAATTAAAATCAGTTCATCCTAGATTTTATGAAAACTACGATTCTTCTAAACCTATAGATGTGAAAGTTTTAAAATACAGTATTAAGAGTAATTTGGAATAGACTAAATGTATATTTATTATTCTGCAAACAATAGCGGGGGAAGTTTTTGGCACACTAAGGACCAATGGCAGAAACTTCTAGATTTGGGGTGGGTAGATATAGGAGCTTGCCGTCTCTTAAAGAAAGTAAATTCTTTTAAAGAGGGAATGCAGGAGTGGAAATCGGTTATGCAAATGGACCCGGATGAAGTAGGATGTGAATGCTGCGGTCCTCCCCATTTCTTTGAGGAATGGGAAAATTTAGAGGCGGAGTCTGCAATTCAAGAATATAGAGCAGGATTATAAAGTCAATAGTTAAAAGTAAGTTAAGAGCTATTGACTTTTAATTTTAATGGCATATAATATCAGCATCAAAGAAAACTTTTAGGGAGATAAAAATATGGGATGTTTTAGTTTTATTTGCAACGAATGTAAAAAGACAGTAAATTCGGATTCTTTTCAAGGAGAGATGGTTAAGCTTTTCTTGCTTCAAGATGGTAAAGTAATTCAAGAAATGGAGGGGGAGTATGACTCTTCTGGAAGAGTCTTTATTGACGGTACTCAAGATAAAACTGTAAAACACGCTCTTAGAAAATCAGCCAAGTGGGACTGCCCAGAGCTTCATGAAATAGTTAAAGCGGAGAAAGACCCAAACCAGGCAGAATTTTATAAAAGGGATCTAGAAACTGGTCTATGGCACGCTGTTTGTGATTTAATATCTAAAGGAGAAGGATTTAGAATAGGGAAATTGCTTCCAGATCTAGCTGGATTAACCTCAGAGGAAAAGCTCAAAGCCCTGTCTGAGTATTTTGAAAAGGAGGAAGAGGATGATGGTAAAATCTACTATCTAAAAGGACATGAGCCTAAACCTGGAAATGGCATAGCTGCTATCCACTCTAAATGTTTTAAACAGATTCCAACAGTACAATCTCAAAGCGATCCCAATCAAGGTTGGGGAACTATAAGAAAGAAACATCAAAATCCTAACAAGTCTGTATTTATACAAAAGGTGCAGTAAAATGAGTATGGAATTATTTGATGACGAGGGATACCCCTCAGAAGATGCTTTAAAAAGTTTAAGGTGTCATAGTACAGATCTTAAACATGTAGATTCTTGGTTAGAGTTTGCAAAATCTCTATGGATGTACCCGGAGGCCTTTAGAGAACATACACTAAAAGATGGAACTAGAATAATTTCTATCTCTACCATAGGGTGGTCTGGAAATGAGGATGTAATAGATGCTATGCAATCTCATGTTTTTTGGACTTTATTTTGGCACTCTTCCACCCGGGGTGGGCACTTTCAATTAAGGATTAACAAGTATGATTAACTTAGATCCTTTTCATGAAGATAAGATTCCTGAGATTATAGATTATTTAAAATTTCAATACAGAAGGTATAAAAGAAAGAAAGGCGATTATTTAAGAGTCTCTTTTAATTGCTCTATTAAAGCTTTACATTCTATAGACTCTAAGAAGGGCAGATTGTATAGGTCTATTTATTTAGAGAAGCTTATAAATAGTAGTGAGAGACTCCCGGGAGCCTATACTCCATATCCAAGGATTAAAGTAACTTCAGTTAATTTACCAAGAGAAGCAGTTGACAAATTAGAAAACTTAGCGTATGATCTAAAAGTTACAAGAAGTGAAGCCATAGAAAGGCTTATGTTATATGGAAAAGATAGTAATGGAAGATAAAGTAAAGCAGGTAATAATAGTACGAAAAGATTTGAATATGAGAAAAGGTAAAATATCCTCTCAAGTAGCTCATGCCTCTATGTCTTTTATTACAGATAGATTAAATAGGCCCTTTAATTACAGACATGGAGATAAAATTACTCTTCAAGCTAAGTTCTCTGAGGAAGAGATTGAATGGATCGAAGGAAGCTTTACAAAAATAGTATCTTATGTAAATTCTTTAGAAGAAATGGAAGATTTATTTACAAAAGCAGAAGAGGCCGGATTGGTAGGGTACATTATTATAGATGAGGGGGCTACAGAATTTAAAGGTGTTCCCACTAGAACAGCCTTAGCCATAGGACCTGCTAAGTCTTCTATAATAGACCCTATAACAAAACATTTGCCACTACTCTAGGAATAAGTAATGAATATAATTAAAAATTTAATTCTTTT